GGATCCTGGCCCGTAAGCGCAACCCGGAGCGCGGGGGAACCTCATCAGACTATAAGATCTGGGCTGAAAGTGTTAATGGTGTGGTATCGGCTACAGTTTTTCCTCGCAATCGTGGTAATGGAACAGTTGATATTATGATTTCCGGTCCTGACGGGATACCAAGCCAGGATCTTGTTGATGATGTGCAGGCGTATATCGACACTAAAATACCTGCCGATATTGCCGATGGAGGAGTGTTAGTTATTTCACCAACGGGGGTTGCAGTGGATGTTACTTTAACCGATTGTGTGTGGCGGGAAGGATACACAGTTGACACGGGAAGGCCAATTGTAGAAGCTGCTTTGAAGGAATATATTAACGGACAGGATCAGTACTGGCTTATTATCCGTGTGGTTAACCTTATTACTGCAGCGAGCGGTGCTTATGACCTGATTGACACTGATAAAAAGCCAGTACTGATTGACTTTAATATGACCACACCAGCAGCAAACCAGGTGCTGGATAATACCGAGATGGCGCTACCTGGAACGATTTTAATATCGTAGGATGTGATGGCCTTGGGGTTTAAATTGTTTTTATTGAGTTTTTTCCCGCACAGGTGGCTGGATTTAAAAGGTCAGGGGAACCAAAGGCTTTTTGGAGGTCTGGGAACCGTTTTGGATAAGTATGACGCCTTAGTTAATCAAGTTAAGCAGGAAATGCGAGTCTCTACAGCCGTTGAAACCATACCTATTCGTGAAACTGAGTACGGTATACCTATAAATCCGGCTGTATCCTTGGATGTCCGTCGTGCTAATATTATCGCCATAATGCGAGAACCCGGCGGTCCGATGACAAAGTCGGATCTGATTAATGCACTGCGCTCTTATGGGATAGAAGTGACTATCGAAAACATATTTAACTTAAGTGAGATGTGGATCCGAACTAATCCGTCTTACACAGATGTTTTTGGCTTTGACCAAATAACTGCCTTCGTTGAAAGAGTTACCCGTGCGCATGTTGGTAAAGTGTGGGTTATGCCTTTTTTAGCAACAAACCCCAAAGAGATAGAACTTACTATTACCTATCGGGCAACAATCAATTTTTGGAATGAGCGTATATTGTATTTGGACGGTAGTTGGTTACTTAGTGGGTCTCTTTACGCCAATGAACCTATTTTAACATGTATGGGTTTTTATATGCCTACACAGCAATCTGTAGCGGCTTTACTTGATAGTACGTATAACCTTAGTAGTAAGGAGATCCAAAAAGAACATGACTTAAATTTAGGCTATACTGCAAGCAACCAAAATACGGAAAATATCAGCTCCAGGGTAATAATTGAACACGACTTGTGGTTTCTCGACGGTACTTACGGTTTAGACGGTATAAAGCTACTGGATGCAGAGGTTTTGTTATACGAACTCTAGGAGAAATGGTTTTTAGAAGAAAGGGGAGAAAAAAAATGCCGGCTGTTATTGATGCGGATATTTTAGTAACCAACAGAGGTTTGCCCGTGCCCCAATATGTAAATAGTGACGAGACGGGATTTGAAATGTGGAAAGGTGAAGGCGGCGCTGGCAGAGTGCTGCTGTATGATGCCCAGGGTAACCCGTTATTGACGGCTGCAAGCCCCGGGAATGTGAAGGTTGTTAACCAGGATGCGGAGGCAATCCCTACCAAGCTAACTGGTAGTCTACCAGCAGGGACTGCACTACTTGGTAAAGCAAAAATAACAGATGGCTCAAACGATGTCGGAGTGACTTCTGACGGAAAGTTGAAAGTAGACGCGTCAGTAAGTGCAACTATTACCGGCACGGGAGATGAAATTGTTGCAGCTCCGTCCGTTGGGACTAAAACAGTAACGACTACCGCGGCAGAAATATTTGCTGCGGCGTCGGCAAAAACAGGTAGGCGTATGATGATTATTAAAAACGAAGATCCCGTGCTTCGCTTCCGGATTGGCCCGTCTAGCGTTACTCAGCAAACTGGTTTCCCTGTTGAGTCTGGGACCGTGATAACATTTAAATTCGACCCTACAATTATGGTGCCGATCTACGTCATATCAGAAGGTGTAAATATTAATGTGGCGGTGATGGAAGCATGATGCATGAATTTATCGAAAATGATGACGGTACAACCACGATAAAAGTTGACTTCATGGATGAAGGCGTTGACCTAGTGGGGGAAACCTCTGTCAAAGGCAATAAAACTTCTGCATCAACATATCTATCAACCTACGAAGCTGATTTACGTAGAAATAATATTGAATTATTCCCTATATCAGAAATGCCAGTGGCAGCAGAGGGAGGGTTACAATAGATGCAATACATTAGTGGTCCATATACCCAGGGGCAACTTCTTAGGGATATTAACGAAATTGAAATCTCGCTTACTGAGCGATTCCAGCGTAGCGGAGTTATTACCGATGCCGCAGAACAGCGGTCCTGGCGTGAGCGGGTACAGGATGCCAGCTTTGGTCGGAATACTGTAATATTTGATGACCAGGGCAATCCTTCCGTTATGGTGGTCGTTCCTTGCTTCAATGAAGCAGATGTCCTTACCGGTGGCGGACAATATCCCCATTCGGCATTCATCTTAAATGGTGTGATTAAACCATTTATTTATGTGTCAAAATACCAAAACATCGTTGTTGGCAGCGGAGCTGCAGCAAGGGCACTATCACTGAAATATCAAGACCCGGCAAACTCATTGACAATTGATTCTGCGCTAACAAATTGCAAGTTAAAAGGTGTAGGTTGGCATCTCGTGACCAACGCGGAGTGGGCAGCCGTTGCACTTTGGTGCAAGAAAAACGGATTTATGCCACGCGGTAACAACAACTATGGATATGATGCCGCTGTTGCAACAGAAAAAGGCATACCGTCACATAAAGACACCGGAGTCAACAAGACAGGTAGGGTAGCAACCGGCAGCGGTCCAGTAGCGTGGAGCCATGATGGAAGTCCTTTCGGCATCTATGACTTAAACGGAAATGTGTCCGAGTGGGTCGGTGGCCTTCGTCTTAACGGTGAAATCCAGATCCTTGCCGATAATAATGCTGCTGATAACACTAAAGATCAAGCGGCGGGCAGTGCAGAATGGAAAGCGATACTTGCAACAGATGGAAGTTTAGTTGCTCCTGGCACTGCAGGTACACTTAAATATGACAATACGTCTGCCGGAGATTCGACTACTACATCCCATGACGTAGGCGGCGATCCTAAGATCAATACAGTAATAAGCAACCCTATGTATATCCCAGGAGGTCAATTTGACTATGGATATTCTCAGGTTTTATTTGAAAGTCTTACTGCTGCAGGTGGTATAACGGTACCTAATATAGCAAAACTTTTAGGTTTAGCTTCTGTTGATGCGTCCCATGGTGGCGACAACTTACAAATACGAAACTACGGAGAGCGGGTGCCCTTTCGTGGTGGCTCCTGGGGCTACGGTTCGAGTGCGGGTGTGTTCGCCTTGATCCTCAGCTACGGTCGGTCGTACGCCTACGCCAACATTGGGTTTCGCTCCGCTTTCGTAATCTGATTTCTGCATCTTGTGTTCTGTCTGTCGCGCTATCGCGCGACCATTAGGGAGGCAACGCATGAGTAACGAACAATATCAAGACATGGTAATAATTCAAAAAACATACGACATGATCCGGTACGCATATATTTGCATGCGGCAGTTCCCGAAGTCTGAGAAGCATACAATGGCTGCAGAAATAAAAACCAGTATGTACACGCTGCTAAAATTGCTCATAGCCGCGAGCAAAAAATATTATAAGAAAACAACGCTCCAGGAGATAGATGTAGAGCTACAATTTCTTAAAACAACGGTGCGTCTTGCCAGTGAGCTAAGGAATTCTCCCGGGGAACCTCCCTTTCTTTCTTTAAAAAAATACGAGATATGGTCGAGGCATCTAAGAAATAGGGAAAATACTTGGTCAGTGGATAAAAAACTCTAAACAATAAATTGTTTTTAGGTAATAGGCCGTAAGTGCCCTATCGTGGTGGCAACTGGAACAACGGTTCGAATGCGGGTGTGTTCTACTTGAACCTCAACAACGGTCGGTCGAACGCCAACAACAACATTGGGTTTCGCTCCGCTCTACCCCCATTAGCCGGAAGTCGTTAACTCAAGGGTTAATGTCCAGTGCCGGGGATAAAGGGGCCTATTACCTTCCCTGTGCGGGTAAATACAAAAACAACAAAAGAATAGTTTAGTAGATTTATTCAAAAGGCTTTTCTTTTTATTTACATCAGTCAGATTGAGGTGTCGGGTTGAAAAGAATCGGGAACCTATACAGCAAAATATATGACTACGAAAATATCTACAAGGCCTATTTAGATGCCAGAAAGTCTAAGCGGTATCGCAATGAAGTATTGAAATTTACTTCTAACCTTGAGGAAAATCTCATTACAATCCAAAATGAACTCATTTGGAAAAGCTACACACCAAGAACTTCAAGGCAATTTTACGTTATCGAACCAAAGAAAAGGCTCATAACTGCACCGGCTTTCTATGATAGGGTGGTACATCATGCACTGCATAATATTATAGAGCCTATTTTTGACAGGTCGTTTATTTATCACAACTACGCTTGCCGACATGGCAAGGGAACGCATGCAGCAGTAGACTATTTTCAGAAGTTGCTCAGGTCCATGCAGGGCAAATATGGCAAAGTGTACTGCCTTAAAATAGACGTAGCACAATATTTTCCAAGTATAAACCACAATATTTTATTTGGTTTGGTCGGGCGTAAAATAAAAGACATGGACGTCCTTTGGTTAATCAAAACAATTATTGATAGTAGTCCTACGGATCCAGGACTCGGAATAGGAGCGCTTACTTCGCAACTATTTGCAAATATTTACTTAAACCATCTAGATCATTATGCAAAAGAAATATTACAGATAAAAAATTACGTGAGGTATATGGATGATGTCGTGATTCTTCATCCAGACAAAAACTATCTTCATGAGCTTAGGAAGGAGATAGAGGCATTCCTTTGGAGCGATTTGCGGCTCAAAACAAACGGTAAAACTCAGGTGATAGCCGCGAAAAGAGGCGTAACCTTTCTCGGGTATAGGGTTTGGTCTACGCATCGATTATTAAAAGGCCAGTCCAAGAGGAGAATAAAGAGGAAGCTAAGGCTATTTATGAAGCTGTATTCTAAAAGAAAGATGCAGCTTGACGAGATAAGAGCGTCTATTCATTCTTGGCTTGGGCATGTGAAGCACTGTAATAGCTATAAATTACGTAAAAAGCTTTTTGATGATTTGGTGTTTGAACGTAATAATTAATTATTTCGTGTGAAACAATAGGTATGCGTTAGTTAGGTAAAGTTTTAGTTAGAATAATATTATATTGATATAGGAGGTGATGCGTTGTCTATTATCTCTTTTATTTATAACGACAAAGATAGTATCTATGTAAACACTAAAAAAGACGGTGCGGATATCGTATTAGCTCCCGTTGCTCTGACTTCGAAAAACGCTCTTGACTGGGATTTTTCGGGAGCAATAACTACAGAGGATCAAGAAATAGCGGTAATCAATAATCAAAATCCTACCTTGTCGCAAAAAGTTAGCGATATTGTGCACATAGACCAACAAACACCTGGCGGTGAAATACTGTTCCGGGCATTAGTGCAGGCAGACGATGTTCCTGGAGCGATGGGTGATGGTTGGTACCTGTATGTTGATATCAGACATCACGATGATACATGGGAATATGCGGTACGACTGCCGATACCAACAGGAAAATACCCATGGTCACAGTTTGCGTTTACAACTAAATCAGCGGCAGGTAAGACAATTAACTATGTTTATCCGTCCGTGTATCTAAGGCAGCGAACAGGTAAGGCAAAAGTTAAATTTCTTGAGGTTATGGACTTATCTACTGTCGAATTATCTGAAGTTGGCGAAGCTTACTCAAAACCTGAGTGTATCTATGAACCCATTAGCCCGGTTTCACCACAGGGGCAGCTTAAATTAGACATGGTTGCCTTTTTTTATGGCGATCTAGATAACATTGACTTACAAGCAAGTCCGTCGCACTCAATCGAAACGCTGAAACAGTTTCCTTATCTTGTTTGTAATGAACCGGGAACTCTGTCTGTAAGAGAAAAATATGTTACCGATGAACTAAAAACTACTGTAAAAATATTTGGCTATATTGCTATGGGCGCAGAAGGAACAGATCCCTTACCTGATATGACCGCTCTTAAGACTGGTGTAGACAGAATTGCAGCAGAGGGATGGTACGGTGTTTTTCTTGATAGATTCGGATACGACTACAAAGAAACTCGCGCCAGACAAAATGAAATTGTAGACTATTGTCACAGTAAAAACTTAAAAGCCTTTGCAAATGCCTGGAATATTGATGATGTGTTGGGTAGTCAAATTAACCCCACCTACAACCCAAGCGGAACACCTACAAGTTTAGCGCTGGGCGACTGGGCTTTACTTGAGGCATTTTTAATGTCAAATTCCGGTTATACCAGCGATGCATACACAGCTATTGAAAAATACACAAAGGCTAAAAACTACAAGGAAAGCCTTGGTGTTAATATTTGCTGCCTTTCCGATCAACGGGATGCTGCCACTCAGGATGAAGCTATGGAAGACGCAAAACTTAGTTATTTAACAGCCATCGCGTTTGGATTTGACGGATGGTGGTTTGTAGATAGCTTGAGCGAAGAAAAATTTTCGTATCAACTAGATCCGGACCTAAACATCGGATCAATTTTAACTACAAAATTTAGCCAAATATCGCCATACTGGTATATTGCTGAGACTGATGCATATATAATTATCTTTTCTACCGAAAATTATCCGCCTTTAAGTTGTGTAGTTTACAACAAAGCAAAGAAAAGACTAATTAAATCAGGTAACAAAATTTTATATAGCAAAGATCTCCGAGTCTGGACTGGTAATCCTGTTGGTAAATTTGTTAGAGAGAAACGGAACTTTGGGAAGTAAGGCTATTCCTTATGTTCCGAGGTTCCCTAATGCCAGTAAGTCGCCAGGAGTATAATAAATATTTCAGATAGCCGCCCTAATAGGACGGTTTTTCTTTTGGGAGGGAATGTAAATGGCTAACAGTGTAACGACAGAGTATGCACGGGAGCAAATGGCTAAAGCCAGAGCTGGTGATACCGTCATAACGACAATCACGCATATGGCCTTTGGTAATGGTGGAGTGGATGTTGATGGCAACCCGATACCGCCAACCGGGGTAGATACTGGGCTCAGCAATGAACTGCTTCGCAAGGTGATAGACGGTCATACTTATCCCATATCAACAACCTGTCGTTATTCCTGCAGACTACTTAAAAACGAATTAGTCGAGCAAGCCATAAACGAAATTGCATTAATAGATGCTGATGGCAAAATGGTTTGCAAAAAGACCATGACCGACAAAATTAAGGATGCCGACATGGAAATGATTTTTGAACTTGATGACGAATTTTAAGGAGGTGAAGTTTTGCCTAATCAACCGATTCACGAACCAAAAGATTATAGTGAAATAGTACGACTACTGGAAACTGCAGACCCAGCTCATGCAAATACTTTTAATCCTCTTTTTGAGCGCTTGATTAATAATGATGTATATTTTAAAAATATTTTTGACAACCAGCAATATGAAAACATAATTAGAAACGGTGACTTTTGGGGCTGGGCCTCAGATAACGGAATACCTGATGCGTGGGCAGTTATTAATAGCGATGTTTTAAATAGTTATGACATTAGCGTCGTGAACTGGCTAACCGCACCCGCATGTATGAAATTATTAAAGAATGTTGTCGGTAGCGAAATGTCGTTATATCAAACTGTAATTGACGCTGTTATATACAGGTTGAAAGGTAATAAGGTTTCGCTAACAACTAATATCAAAACAACTATCGCATCCGGTGTGCACGCAACGATACAATTCTTGGATACTTCCGGTGAAGTAATTTCCACCCATCAATCAGCTCATCATACTGGTAGTAACGCATATGAGAAACTCACTATCTCGGCAGCTGTCCCGTCTAACGTTTACACGATAAAGGTGTTTGCTGCTGTCATTGATAGTGTTGCCCTCACTGGAACCGTATACGTCGATGAAGTAACGCTTGTGGCTGGCGAGGTCCCCATGCCTTTTACAAACCATCCTAATGACCAATATATAAAAGCAGTAGAATGCCAGCTCAATGGGTATGATTCGCAATACAGCCTCCCCAGGATGCAGGTTGGATACACAACAATCAATAATATTGGGGCTGGATTAGTGGGTACTATAGCCGTTACTTATCCCTCTGCGTTTTCTAATATACTTTCGGTTGTGGCTACCATTGATGATGCTGACCCCAGTAAGTACAAAGTTTCTGTCAGTGACGTAACCGTAACAGGATTCAATCTGCACATCCACAATGGGGATTCGGTTACGAGGTCCCTAAAAGCATATTGGGTCGCTATGGGGGTGAACTAATTTGGCAGTTAACTATGTGAAACAAAAGAGCGTACTGGAAATGGGCGAAAACGGCGGTAAACGCTCCCCCAAGGTATGGTTTGACGGTGAAATAATTGTAAATGGTTTAGAACTGCAGCTACCGGCTACTACGTTTTATTATCGCGGCGAGCAGGTAACCACTCAAGCAGTTACATTGGAACTTCAGGCAGACCCCGATTATGCTAAAAATTTGTATGTCTACATCGACCCCACTGACCCGGATGGGTGGTTGCTGGATGAGGTGTTGCAAGATGGGACACATCAACAGACGGAAGTAGCCATGCTGGATAATAAAGGCCCTGTGAGCGGTAAAGTTGCTTGGGGGTATATTCCTGCTGCTGGGACGGAAATAGAATTGACTGTACTAAAACATGTATCGGGGGGTAAATAAATGAAGCACACAAAAGGACAGGTACATGAGAAGTCGGAGAGCGAATTGGAATATCTTAGGCGCAGGGTGGAGCAATTGGAAAAGGAAGCGCAAAAGCAAAATCCTGACTATGTAACGCCAAAGCGAGAGATTTTAAAAGCTAAAAGCTTTTGATTATTCCACGTGGAATAATTGGAGGTGATACACCCAGGGGGTGTTTTTTATTTGTCAAAATTGGTTACCGGAGGTGCAAGATGGAACGCTGGGACATTATTTTTAGAACCCTAGTAGCAGTGGGTGGCGCAATCACCTCCTATCTGTTTGGGGGTTGGTCCACTATATTAGGGGTATTGTTGACATTTGTTGTGATTGATTACATGTCGGGTATGCTTGCGGCCGGCATTGAGGGGACGTTGTGCAGCTCAGTTGGATTACGGGGAATAGCCAAGAAAGTATCTATCTTTTTCATGGTGGCGGTGGCCCACCTGGTCGATACTGCCATTGCCCAGGGCCATGTTTTTAGGGATGCGACAATATTTTTCTATCTGGCGAACGAGTTGTTAAGTATTATTGAAAATTCCGGCCGCATTGGTCTGCCGGTACCGGACGTGATCAAGCAGGCTGTTGCTGTTTTAAAGGGAAAGTCAGGACAGGGGGACAGTAAAAATGCTTAAAGGTGAAATCGATCCGGGACATGGCGGCCCGGATCCTGGCGCAATAGGCCCAGGCAAAACCCACGAAGCAGACGTAAATTTGATTATATCGAAATTGGTTGGAGGTTATTTGAAGGACGCCGGATTGGACATTGGTTATACCAGGGAAACTGACATCAGGCTGGGTACAACTCTCAATGCCGATTTGACAGCCAGAGCTGATATAGCTAACAAATCGAATGCCGATTTCTTCATTAGTATTCACTGCAATTCTGCTGCAGGCCCTTCCGCGCATGGCATTGAGGTCTTTACTTCGCGTGGAGATACCAAGTCAGATAAGTTGGCCACCAGCGTTATAGCCAGCTTAGAACCTGCACTCCCGGAACTAGCATTTAGAAAAGATAGGTCAGACGGTGATGACGACAAAGAGGCAAATTTCGCCGTTCTGACGCGCACCGGAATGTTAGCCATACTTATAGAGATGGCATTTATAAGTAACCCAGCAGAGGAAAAATTACTAACCAATCCGGAATTTCAAAAGCGAATTGCGCGGGCCATTGCCGATGGGGTTTTGAATTATTACGGAATTCCTATTCCGGTACGGTCGGTACAAGCAGGCCCGGAGCAATGGAAACTTGACATCATCGAGGACGCGAAGAAGGCCGGTCTGATTGCCGGGGACCATGATCCTGATGAATCAGCACCAAAGTGGTTTGTGCTGAAAGTGTCGCTTAATACATTAAAGAAAAGTGCTTTAGTTTAGTTATGACTAGGCATACAAGGAAAGGTAGGTGATGCCCGTGCCAGATGGCCAAGTAACTCCAAATGGATTCCATTATGGGTGACCATGCCCTAGCCATTTGCGCTAGGGCTAAAATTTAATTAGGAGGTATAAAACCATGCAAGAAATCCTTTCTCAGTCATTTAGCCAGCTAATATCCATGATTGTATATTTAGCTGCACTCACACTATTTTCTTACGTCGGGATGCAGATCAAAAAGTTTCAGCCGGTAGTTGCTGCCTGGTTCGAAGCTAACACAACCGCAGCGCAGAAAAAGCTTATCAAGGAACTTGGCCATGAGGCTTTCGTTTACGCTGAGACCGTTTTCAAGGACAAAAACGGGGCGGATAAGCTGCATGAAGCTCTTTCGTTTTTCAACAAGAATATGGATAAGTACGGTTTACCTGATTTGTCTTACGAGGCTATTAGGAATACGATTGAGCAGGCGTGGCTTGCTGATAAGAGTATGAGGTCCTTTGATGTGCAGGTGGATGCTGGGGACCTAGACCCGGAGGAAGTTGCACCGGTCGGAGAAGTGCAGCCGGCTACCGAAACAGAAAGCCAAGCATCATAAATTTACCCATGTTGGACAAAGTAACATACCGCGAATTTCTTTCTATGCCCTGCCCTTGTGGTGGGGCTTTTTACTCAAAAAGAAAACCGCCCGTAGGCGATTATTTTTTATCCTTATTTATTCTTTTTTCTATATACTCCTTGATAGCCTCATTAGTAACCGAAGCCTTAGAGTCTCCCGTCTGCTCGATATATTTGTTAAGCAGTTGCAATGTTTCATATTCTATTTGTGTACTGTAAGCTATTTTTGCCACAACTCAACCTCCTAATATTCAGAATACCTATCATCCACCATCAAGCCAAAATTATTATCGTATTCAGCGTCAACGACGATGTATTGATCTACAAATCTGTATCCCTTTTCGACCACGTATTTAACCGGCACTGGTACTTCATAGTCATCCATATTAGACTTTTGCGCTTCGCCCAGGTGCGTTTCTAAAACACACATAATAGAATGACCTGAATCTGAAATATAGTAGTGGTACGGTTTCAATTCCTCCGGCAGTTGCCCCGAATAAGGCCTCTTTTGTATCATATGAGCTATGTCCTGTAGGCTTTTTCTCAATTGTAACCCCTCCTTAAACCCATGATTTAGAATATTCCCGGTCCTTAAATAATGTGGCCAGACCGGTAATCTGTTTCAGTCTAAGCAACTCATCAACATCCATTCCCAGGTGCCTTGCAATCCAGGAGTCTGATTTGCCCATTTCAACAAGCTCGGCCACAATATTGCTCATCAGATCGATGTTGTGCGTACCCCTGGCCCGGTTATGCCTGATAGTAGAGGCCATACGTTCACCGATTTTCTTATCAATGACCACAACTGGTAGTAGTCCGTTTTCGCGGTCGTAGATTCGCTTACTGTTCTTCAGAATTAAATGCCGGTGAAAACCGTCAACAACGATATACTTATCGTTTTCGCTGTCATAAAACGTTACTACCGGCTGAGTAAAGCCGTCCTCCCAAATGGACAGTTCAAGCAATTTCATTTCAGGTGGAGCAACGGCGTTAGGATTATAATCATTGGCTATCACCTGTTCAACCGGCACACCTATAACATTATAAACCGGACTCTCGAACTTCTTCATCAACACCAAACTCCTTTGAGTATTCAGTAAAGCTACCTCTCTGCTTACTTTCTGTAAAACCATGCTTTATAAGCATCCCCATAAGATGCTTATTTTTTGTTGTCATCGTAGCAACACCTTTGATGTTTTTAATAGCGTTCTTAAATAGCTCTTTGAAAACCCCCTTTTGCCGGTATTTATCAACAACATAACAACTACCAATTCGATAATGCGATTTAGGTTTTTCCTGAATATAACAAAAGCCAATAATTTTATTCATCTCAGTAGCAATTAGCCATTCCTTTCCATCATCATCGTATACCTTGTAACCTATTTCACGCTCAATATCTCGACGGGCCAGGAATGGTCCGAGCGTGTTGTAAAAATTCTTATCTTGATTTGTTAATCGTTTGATTTTCATGTGCCCTCCTAAAGATTCCGGTATTTCTCTATTAGTTGCCGCTGTCGCTCTGCCTGGTTTTTGGTTTGAGCGAATGACAACCCTTTACAAAGGTGATCATTTTTAAGGATACACATGGCCATCCTGCGCCATGTGGGGGCATAGTGCTTGCTTTCAATATCACCAGGGAGACTATCCTCGATCCTTGTATATCTAACAACCTTTTTATTTTTATGCCCCCTGGTTGCTATTTTGTTGGTTACTACAGCGGATGCGGGCAACTTACTCAGGCAATCATCCGGTAGTCCACAGCCATTTTTATTCCAGTAACGCATAAAACGGATAAACCGACTAACATAGTTTTCGCGGGTTTCCGGTGGCAAACTGGCAAGCAGTAGCTTTGTGTAGCTTTTCCATGTATGCCCTTTAGGAATTTGTACCTGACGATATCCAAGGGCTTTGGTCCCACAGTAGATATTGCCGAAATTTGCACCGGATACTCGATTAACTACTCTTGCCCATGTTTCTGGTTCAATCACCCGGAACAGGTTAATCCCAATACGTTGATCGTCACCATAAGGCTGGCATATTCGCATATCGTGGATACTAACGCCAGCCTTATAAAACAGGTCATAGAGCTTATTATACTCCCACCCGTTTTTCCCGTTCGCCGTCCATATATCTTCGGTTCTCCAGTCATAAATAGGGTAGCAGTTGTAAAGGTTGCTGTCTATTTTTGTGGTCCATGCGATGCCGTTATATGTTTCTTTGTTACTACTGGCGATAGTTCTAAAACGGTTTAGGCTTTCGTCTGATCTAATACCTACTAGGCAGGCAGTTTTTTTGCCTTCAGAAAACCACTTGCCGAATTCAGGCACGAATTCTTCAAACTCCATTCTGTAGCGGTAGAATGGAAAGTATCCCTGCTGCGTAATGACCGGAAAATCCGGGCACCGCCTAATCCATTTATCCTCCAGTCCCGACTCCCAGCAGCACCAAAACGGCTGGTATACAGAGACAGCGTTGCGTAGGTTCAGCGGTAAGCATACCCAGTACGGTTCTATTAGATCGGCGTTGCTTTCGAGCATCGTCTGTATGTAGTTGACTGTCTCTTGATACTGACCTTCGAGGTCTACTACCAAAACTCCGATCTTATTTGTAATACTATTACTTCGCATATAGTTGAGAATAAGATTTAGGGCAACACCGCTATCTTTGCCTCCCGAGAAGGAAACATAAACTTTCTCGAACTCATTAAAAATAATTCTAATCCGTTCCTGGGCCGCGTCGTAAACATTCTTTTTGAGATATTTCTTACTCATAGTGACTTTATCAGCCCCCTTAACTTACCTTTTTGGTCCTTAATTTTATCAACCTCCCTTTTGAAAGCGTGTACTAAACTCCCTTTCTTGGCCAGTGCTTCGGCGATCTTATCATCAATACTGCCAGCACATTGAATATCAATGTAGGTCACCTTGTGTTCCTGTCCTATCCGGTGACAACGATCTTCAGCCTGGAGTCGTTCACTATATTTAAAAGCATTGTTGTAGAAAATAACATAGTGTGCCTCGTTAAGCGTTAAACCGTGGCCTCCACAGCTTTGGGTGGCCAAAAAGAACCGGGAACTATTACGGAATTTTTCTACTTCCTCAGTTCTTCGCCACTCGTTCAAGTCACCGTAAAACATAGAGACTAAACCAGGACCAAAATTATCAGTTAGCTCTTTTTCGATGTGTTTAATATCGTAACGATACTTACACCAGATAATAATTTTTTGGTCCCTTGGAATACTATAAACTGTGTCTATTAGTGTCTCTGTCCTTCGGTGTTCAAACTCAATAGAACCATATCCCCGCCGATTCCAGAACCCACAGACTATTCCCTGTAACACCGAAAATAGACGAAAAATAGTTATAGACGTAAAGTAATCGTCGTTGTTTTCTATCTCGGAAAGAATCTCATCCTTGGCTCGTTCATAAAGATATCTCTGTTCCTCAGTCATCCTAAAATATCGCGTATCATAAAGCTTAGATGGTAGATCAAGGCATTCCCCTTTTGTCACCTGGTAGACATAAGGCTTGATTTTTGCCGCTAAATACGGTACATTATGTGCCCGAATAATCATACCAGGAAACTTCTCCGAATATTCTAAGTGATTCGCGGAAAAAGAGTAGAACGAATCATAACCAAGAATTTTAGGGGACAAAAACCGCATTTGAGAAAATAGATCGACTACTCCCTGGGACAGCGGCGTGCCGGTCAAAATGAGGCGGTACCTTGCCCGTTTAGATAGTTCGGTTATCCGCATCGTGCGTAGCGACCTGTGCCCTTTTATGTAGCTTGACTCGTCCAGGATAATCATTGTCTTGTCGGTGATAAGCTTGTTGATGGTTAATACTACCCGATTACTGCTGCTCATAGATTCGATGCCTACGACATACCAGAGCACCTCCGGGGCATTACGTTCGTTGGTACGGTCGGCAAATACACATATATCGGCATTAGTGCAGTCTGTATGTTTTAAAATCTCCTGTCGGACGGTTTCTTTTAGGCTAACCGGACAAAACCAGATCGCTTTATCAATTTTGGTTTTGCGCCGATCGGTTAGTTCAATGGCCGTTCTGCTTTTGCCTGTACCCATTTCCATAAATAAAGCCCCGATGCGGCTAGAGATAACCTTATTTACCGCATCGGCCTGGTGTGACATTAACTCAGTCCTAAGATTCATCACACGGAACCCAAACTCCGACTAATTTTATGTGTGGATGATCTGGTTTATTAAGACAGTAAAAGCAGGACGATGCTTTACCAATATTATGGCACCCGCTGAATTCGTCCTTAGCTTTGTGGAGCTCACACTCCCCGGCCTCGGCACATTCCTCATGTACGTCATAAAGACCACCTTTTTCTTCGATAAGCATTCAATATACCTCCTTAGTCTCTAAACTCATCCGCGACATCTACCTCCGCCGGCACCTCTAAAACGGGAGGCTTTCCACTGACAACAACATGCTCTTTTTCGATTGGCAGCACAACATTAACCACAAGCATACTTTCGCGCGCCTGTCGTGCCACATCTATTGCCTTCTGCGCACTCTCAGAGATTCGGAAATCATATAACTGTGCGAAATCCAGCACTTCGTCAAAATATTCAGGCGGCACAACTACGTTTGATTTGTAGTAGCGACTTCTTTTGATACCCTTCGCCGCCCGGTAAAAATCCTCCTTACGACCCCACTTGATCGAAAGATACCCAAGGTAATCACCGCTAACACGACACATAATCCACCGCGTATGTTCCGGCCCATATGTGCCAGTAATAGCCTTCTGCCGCGTCTCATCATCAAAGATTCTGACTGGAAACCCTGCAGCAAGTAGTCTATGCCCTGCCTCCGCTGCTCGGTCTGCGGGGGTGCCGTTAATTTTAACAAGTTTCCTCGTCCACCGGTTAACGCTCCACTCCATGCCTAACTGAACTTTGACAATTTCCCTGAAGTCGTCGCGTTTCTCTGGGAAATGCACCTCGATACAGTTTTCCAAAGCTCGTATTTCTGCAACTGTTTCGGTAACTGGTTTTTCCGGCCTGACAGTTGCTTCAATTTTAGCGGCATCGGCAAGGGGTTTTTCCTCCTGTTCCTTAGCCGTTTTCAACATTAATTTCTCAAGTTCCCGGAGCGTTATGTCCCTATGATTGATCCACCACCGGGCAGACTCTATTTGTTGCAGTTCATCGAACCCCGGCAGTAGTGTTTCGCGCTCCGCTTCGGGCACACGCCCATAGATACAGCCTTCTGCCCTGGCGATCACATCTTGGCGTATTTTCTCAGCCCAGGCGATCTGTTTTTCAGTACCCGCAAGTGCTGGCAGTTCCATTTCACTTGCCGCCTCTATCGCTTCGGCGGTTGCCTTGGCTTTTCTCTGCTCAAGGTCTGCGATGTAGCAGGAATGGCAAAGTTTGTTTGGTTCTACGTTTTCCAAGCGCCATTCGCGGTTTTTGTGTGGACCAATAAGGTTTACTATTTCATCGTGACCGCATGAGCGGGTAACGGAGTATTGTGCCATAATTTCACCTACTTTTGTTTTCTTCTAGTGCATCAAATAATATCCAACCAACCTCGCTGCCGTAACGATCGGCAAGAATTTCGAAGATATCATAAGTTACCTCGTCGAATTTATCTGGATCATCGTATTCTTTATCCGCATTTTTAAACAACTCAATAAGTTGCTCATCGGAAAGTTTTCTAAGTTCATCAATGTACATTTAATCATCTCCCTTCTTGCTGGTGGGGCTTGTGACCCACTCTGCCGCATTACCGGCCCGTAGGCCGTCACTCTGCGTATGTCTTACATCCATCCATAAGGACCCCAATTTTCATCGTTTGGGCCATGTTCAGGTATATGGTCGTCAGCTATTGTTGCGTTGTACTCGTATTGCATATAATCCTCGTAGCACGTATACGCTCCTTCTGACTCTGCCCTTGCCCATTCGTCAGCCCTGTGTTCTCTCCACTCTTTATCTGCACAATCATTAGAGCAGTACACCAAACCATGATCAAATATTCCTCTACCGCCTATTCTCTTGCCACATGCTGGGCATTTCATCTTATATATCCTCCTTTAATTTAACCCTTGAACTGGGGAGGCTTTCGCCTCCTGCCGGGATTCTCGGCACTCCCTTAGCGGATTATATCTTTGCATTCCCTTACATATTGTTCTGAATTTTCATAAATAGGATAGCCCATTAGTTCTTTAGCTTTATTTTCATAACTCTGCACTTCTTGTAAATTCAATTTCCCTGCATCAAATAATCCAGCCAAGAAACCTTTAAAATAAACATAGTCCTCTTCTTCTTTGAATTTTTGAATTTCTTCTAATTTAGCGTTGATATTAACGATATATTTGTTTTTCATTTTGTCGCTCCCCTTTCTGCCGCCTTTAGCCCGGCGGCGGGGCTTTGTTTTTACCAGGTGTGACACCACTTATGCTCAACGCTGCCATCCGGCATTGCATACTCATAGTGATTGTCAAGACTACATTCTTCTCTTGGGTCACAGCAACCGGTGCTCCAGCTTTTCAATAGTACGGGCTTACCGGTTCCCCTGGCTTCATCAAGCTTGGCTTGACGCTTGGCTTCTTTTTCCCTTTGTGCAGCTTCTCTTGCCTCTACTGCCGGTCTCATGTATTCAACAGCCTGCTGATAGGTGAATTCTTTACCTAGTGCATCAACAGCTCTGTTGTCTACGTGACAACCCCAGCCTTCAACGTATTTGGCTATTCCCAAGTCTATCAGGATATTTGCTTCTTGCCCGGTCGTAAAGTGCCCGCTCAGGTACTCGCCGTCATGATATTTCAATTGGATGATTTTTGCTCCGGCAATAATAGCCTGTTTTTCAGCTTCCTTCTCTGCGGCGGCCTTGGCTTTCAACTCAACATTTTCCTGCTCCCGAAGTTGCAGTTCGGCAATAATTTCCGGTTTCGCCGCTATCAGCATGTCGCGTGTTTTCTGTGAAAGTTTCTTTGCGTTAGGAACTCTGATTCGTCCTTCAGTGTGTAGCGTTATATCGTATTTTTTAATAAGCTCTGCTGTTGTCATTTATCTAGCTCCTCTCGAATTCATTTTCTGTATATATAATATACCACATACATACATGTATGTAAAGACATTTTTGAGTGTTTTTAAATAAAAATACCCTCCAAATTAGGAGAGCATAAGCATACAATTATGATATAATAAATTACCTAAAGTTATCTTAAAAGCCTTCGCGAGGCCTATTTTGCTCAAAATATTCCACATGGAATAATCCCACCCAGAACTTACCGCTAACGAATATTCCACAAAACACGCATATTCCACCTTGTAACCGAATAGCTTTTGAGTAACGCATTAACGAAGTTAAGAGTAACGCAAAAAAGCAGTAGGGCATCTCTGGCCTTACTGCTTTTTGCTGTTTTCGGCGGCTTTTTTAGTCTTATCGGCTATATCCTTGGCGGCTTTGTTGATGTCGTAGCTGTCGCGGTCGTATTCTGATTTAAGTAATGATGTGTTAACTAAACGAATCAAGTCTATCACCTCTATAATTAGTATTGACATACCAATTTCCGCATATACATAACGGTATGAGGTGGTTTTATGATACTGGAGTTGATGGGCTTGCCGGAAGGATTAACTGAAATAATGCAGGCTGTTTTTAAAAAAGCCAAGAAATCAAATCCTGATCTTACCGAATCTAAATTCTTCCAAGGAATATTTGAGGAATGGCTTGAACCGTATAGCAGAGAAGTTTCTGCCTTATCGAAAAGCAATATTGTTATGAAAAACTTGGCTATTTTTGCCATAGAATTAAGTGGTAAATCTCAGGCAAAAATAGCCAAGGAAATAGGAATTAACCGGCCACACCTAAACAACGTAATAAACGGAAAAGCCGAACCGTCAATAAAAACAGTCTTACTTCTTTTAAACTCCTTAAACTATCCCCCTGAAAAAATTAATGACCTGTTTTACCTGGAGCCCGTTATTAAGGAATAAATTACCTTATAGCGGGCTTATTTTTATTGTCATAACGGACAAGCCATCTGTAATAATATCTTATACAATACTAAAACGGTACGGAAAACCATACATAAGAAAGGCGGGATAAACATGATCGTGAGAATCAACGGAACCCCTATAAACTACAGCAATTCGGCACCAAAGCCAGTCAAAAACGAGGCTTTCTACTGGCAGACCAAAGTCAAGAAATCAACTAATATCCAAGTAAGACCGGAATCACTCCCGGTAGCAGTAGAGTCCAAGGCGGTAGCAGTTACCGTCCAGCCAAAAACCGAAACCTTGCGCGACCGCTTAACCAGCATCCGCGAGGCCGCCAAACGCCACATACTTCCCTTGACCACAGGCATTAATCTACTTGCCACTGCTCCAATAAGCGCCGTAGCAGGTCAATACAGCGTACCCGTAGCTACTCAGGTAACATTAGCAGGGGTAAAGCCAGTTATGGGCATTGCTCCAGCACTACAACCAGTTATTTCCATGCTCCAGGAGCTTGCCCTCCCGGTTGGCATCGGTATGGCTATTTGGGGATTAATCGAGATCATCATAGGCAATCCTGGCGGCAAGGACAAAATCAAATATGCAATGCTTGGGTACATCGGAGTTTTCGTTATCCCGTACTTTTTCTATCAGATCAAAGGGGCGCTTAGTGTCATGCCGTTGGCTATGGCCCTGGGGGTGGCGTAGATGCCTGCCGTAGCCGCTTGGCTTGTAGCTGCTGGCCTAAAAAAACTGGCTGGCTGGGCTGCTACTCTGGCGGCTGCCGGGACTGCGTTTTACTACTACAGCTTTGAAATATGTTTAATGGGTGCTATGGTGTCATTGTTTTTCAGCATGTTTGGGTTTTCGTTGGCCCGGAAGGGTGTATTGTTTTCGGTGGCGTTGTATGTGGTTACTCAGGTATTGGGGGCGGCGATGAAATAAAAACCGCCGAAGCGGTTAGTATTATCAATTATTTTGATATTTCTCTATTTTTTTCGC